GTTCCGGTGTCAGCCCCAGATCCTCTGCCGTGAACTTGTTCTTCTTGCGAAGGTATTCCATCAGCCCGACCTGCCCGGACTTCTTGAACACCTGCAGTTCCTCTTTCTGGGAGCGGAGGACTTCCAGAGCGGCGTTGCGTTTGGCATCGACTTTCTGCTTCTCCGCCCAACGTGTCGCTTCGACCTCGTCCAGACCTTTCTGCACCCACGCTTCTTTCTCGCGCTCGATCTCCGCAAGACGGTTTTCAAGCTCGGTTTTCCAGATGGAGTCAATATTGGATGCAACATCCCGTTCCCATTGCTCCATCACTCGCGCTTTGCTCTCATTGAGCCACGCCTGTGTTTGGAGTTCGTCCAAGCCCTTCTGCCGGAAGGCATCGGCTTCGCGGGCGATGGAATCCAGCTTGTTTTGGAGATCCGTCTTATAGAGCGCATTCGCCTTGTCCACAACATCCCGCTGAAAGTCGGAATAAATCTTCGCTTCCTTTGCCAAGCGGTATTCGTCGATCAGATGCGGATTTGCGCCCTTCTGAAAGAACTCAAAGGATTCACGATCCAGTGCATGAATACTGTTCTGGATGCCCGTGTGTGTCAGTGTATATAAATTGTCCGTCAGTTGTGCGGTCGCCTTTGCAGACTCGCTGACCGTCTTTGCAGCATCTTTCTCTGCCGCCGCACGGATTTTCGCAGCTTTGGCATTCTGCTCCTGCGCCTTGGCATTCTTCTCCGCCTCGGCACGCGCCTTCTCCTCTGCCGCCGCTTTCTCTTTGGCAATCTTCTGCTGTTCCAGATATTGCTTGTATTCGTCCCCATAGAGAGCGTCGAGAACCGTACCGCCGAGGAACGGAACAGCAATCAGCGGAGATGCCACAGGATGATTCTTCATGAGCCACGAATTCGCTTCTGCGTGTTCATTGACCGTATGAATCTGTTCCCCAACAAAGCCCGCAAGTTCTGCAACGGTCTTGAGTGCTTCACCCCATCCGAGCACGGCATCTTTGATCTCGTCCTTGTTGTCGCGAATCGTTTCAACAAGAGACTCGAAGCCGTCATTGATCTCCGGCATGAGTTCTTCGGCGGCAGGAAGGAGTGCCGCGCCGAGGGCAAGTTTCAGCTGTCCCGCCTCCATCTCCATTTCGCGCCATTTGAGGTATGTCTCGTGCGCCTGTGCCGGGTCGAGCAGTCCCGTGGTCTTGACACGCGCCGAAATGGTCATGAGATCGTCATACTGTTCGAGAATGGGAATGAGTGCCGCACCACGCGCACCAAGGACTTCTGCGGTATACGCTTCCTCCATGCCAGCTTCGCTTGCGGTCTTGTAGCCTTTGGCAAGCTGCGCCAGCTGCTCATTCAGAGGCAGGAGATTTCCCTGCTGATCTTTGAGCGCAATGCCAAAGCGCGAGAGTGCGCGAGATGTGTCATTTCCGCTCTCTCCTGCAGCGGATACCTGTTTGTCCAGACGGGCAATCAGCGGAATAATGCTCTTGATATCCGTATCCGCAAGCTGAAACACCCGATTGAGTGTCGCCGCCTCCCCCGCAGAGACGTGAAGCCGCTGTGTGAGTTTGTAGACGTTCTCGCCCGCAAGCATCGCATCTTTCGTGATATTGAACAGCCCCGCGCCTGTTGCAGCAACAGCCATAACTGCGGCCATTTTTGCCGAGAGGACATTGAATCCGCTCGTGAGATTCTTGACCCCCGCCTGTGCCGCCGTCATCCCTGCGGAGATGCGCCCGCCAAGTGTACCGGAGAGAACCGCACTTTCTTTTAGGCGGTTATTCAGTTTCCGCACCTCGGCTTCGGTCTGTGCGACGGTTCGTTGCTGACGCAGGAGATTGCTCTCGGCACGGCGATAGGACGCACTGTCCGCGCCATCATTCTTTTTTGCGGATTTGAGGACGGCGGCAAGAATCTGTTCTTTCTGCCGCTGAATATCCAGTTCTCGGTTGATCGCCTGATGGCGCACCTTGATCTTGTCGAGTTCCGTACCCACGCCGTCAAGTTTGGCAAGGTCGGCATCGAGTTTCAGGTGAATGTTGTTTGCCTTGCTGTTCAGCCTTGCGATGGAATCCGAGACGGTCTTTCCTGCCGTGTCAAAATCCAGCTGCAGCTGTGCAATGTTGAGACCGATGTCGAGATAGAGTTCATCAATCTTTTGTCCGCGCTTTGCCACCCTATCCCCTCCCTACATCACGTCGTCAATAAATCGCTCGGACAATCTTTCTTCGCAGATCGCCGTTATCACAAGCTGATCGAGCAGGAACACAATCTCATGCGAATCAACCTCGTACATCGTCCACCCATAGGCGGACTGCAGTCGCTCGTAATAGCGCAGTAAATTCTGGTACGGAGAAAGAACTACGCCTCTTTCCCCGTCTCCCCGTTTGGGAGGTTCACCAATTTGGAGAAGGTCAGTGACTGAATCCATCGAAAGAGTGCTCGTGTGAGCGGCACAATGTCCGCAACATCTACATTCTCCTCCACGGATTCTCGTGTCACTTCATCCCTGCCGAATCCAAGGACAATCAGTCGGATGTGCGCATCCAAGAAGTCCTCAAGATTCATGTCCTGTTTGTCGGCATCAAAAAAGGCAAGGAACGTGCGCCAGACCTTCATCTTTGGAGGGTTTGGCGTGATCTCCCTGCCCGCAATATGCAGTTTCGGCGTATCCATCATGTCCTCCCTCAGACCTGCTCGTACCACTTCGAGCCTGTCTCTGCGGCAAAGCCCGCTGCCTCCTCGTCCGCCTTGGCGTAGGACAGCCCGTCCGAGAGGCGGTAGATCGCCTTTGCCGTGAGCGTCGGCGTATCGAACTGAATGCTCTCCTGCTTCGAGTTGCCGCTCTCGGAGGGTTCCGTGAATTGGACTTTGTAGAATTTGGTGTATCTCTTCTTGCCGTTGCGCTTATCCGACTGGAAGAGGACGGCGAAGTACGGAGCGACATCGTCCTTGCCCGCCTTCATTACGCCGTTCTCGATACTGTGTCCAAGGAGATACGCGACATACTCAAGCGGCAAAGCAGCCGTGTCAAACGTCAGATCGTAGGATGCGGTATTCGACGCTGTATCCACGGACTGCCCGTCGGCGAAAAGTTCCGCCTGATTCGTCTGCGGCTTGATGTCCACCTTGCGGAGCAGTTTTCCAAGCGGAATCGGAGCCTCATAGGTCGCCGCCCCTCCTGCCGCATCGGTGAGCATCTTGGCGATATGAAGTTTCTGGATGTTGATGAACTGCCCGCTTGTAAGATTCCCTGCGGGCTTTCCTGTTGGTGTTGGACTTGGCATTTTATTCTCCCTCCATTGCTGTTCTGTAATCTGTGATTTCAACGAAAATATCTTTCTCTGTCAGTTCCTGCGTCTGTGCACGGACAAAGCCGAGCGGCAGGAGCGCATTCTGCACGGCTCGATGGATCTCCCGAAACCGTCCGTCCTTCGTCAGAATGTGGCTGCGCACCGTTACACACCGTTCCAGTTCCGCGCCGTCTGCCGAGAGTGCGGGAACATCCGAGATCACCGAATAGACGATGATAGGATATGTCCCTGCATCGGGACTACGCCCGTGGTAGATGCCCTTCTTCCCGTGAGCGAGAAGCTGCGTCAGCTCCCGTGAGCGCACAAGTGCCTGATACACCATCTTGGCAACACTCATTTCCCTCGCCTCCGAATCGTCGTACGCACGGCATCGACGATGGCAGAACGAATGCCGTCCTTCTTGGCATCGAGCGCGGGATAGAGAAACGGACGATTGATGCGCGGGCTGAACTCAACGAGCACGCCGTAGAATACGCCATCCTGCGATTCTGCATCCGCCGCAATCCTCCAAACAGAGCCGTCTTTTCTGCGCAGTCGCTTGTGGATGGAGTCACGGAGTGCGCCCTTCACTACACGCTTATCTGTTCCCGTATAGACGGGACAGCGATTCTTTGCCTCTGCGACCACATCGTCCGCACCGTGTGCGAGGGCTTCCTTTGCCGCAGCCGTCGCCTCCGCGCCAAGCTCTGACAATATTTTCTCAGCAGAAACGAAACCTCGGTATCTAGCCATCTTCCACCAACTCCCTGCATTCCAGAACAAGCCATCGTTTCTTCCCGCCGAGCGGATAGGGGGGCGCAGTTGGCGTAAGTGTTTTGTCTCCCCAACGGATATGATCCGTCACACGCACATCCATACGGTAACGGATCACAATGCGGTAATCCACCTCCTGCACTTTCTCCGCATAACCGTCGGAGATTTTTGCCGCAAAGGGCAGAACGAGCGCCCATGCCTTTGCAATCTCCTGCGTTGTTTGCGTGAGGATATTTCCCTCATCGTCCGTATCCGTTACAGGACGCAGAATGGAAATTCGGTGACGCAGTTCGCTCATGGACACCCTCACCTAAAAGACCTCCTTCCGCACACCGAAGAGAAGAGACCGCAGTGTCAAGGCAAGCCCTCTGTGATCCGCTTCCTCTCTGTGTTCATAGAGATAGGACACGGCGTAGAGGATTGCAACGCGCACAATGGCCTGATCTTCAACCTTGGACAGCTTCTTCACACGCAGTAATGCAGTACAAATCTGTTCTGCCGTTTCCGCGAAGTGTGTGAGGAGATCGTCCTCCTCATCCCCGTCAATCCGCAGATACTGCTTGACTACTGCAAGCGGCACAAGCATAGAACCACCTCCCCTCTTTGCCGCAAACATACATCAGCCCTTCATCTTGAGTGTCTGCACGGCTTCCTCAAGAACGAGCTTCCCGTCCACACGCTCCTTCATGACGTAGCCGACCATGCCGTTGCCCGCAAACAGTTCCTTGAGTTCCTGCAGCGCACGGGTGCCGCGATCCCCGATGTTGTAGTAGGAGTAGTCGCCGAACGCAATGACGGTCTTGCCCGCTGCGACAGCCGGCATATATGCCGAGGAGTACACAGGGTAGCCGAGCAGACGGTCGGGTTCGCCCATCTGGTACGACGGCTGCCAGAAATACGCGCCGTTCGCGTCCTTGAGTTTGCGGATGCTTGCAAGCGTCTGGTCATTGACGATGAACGCCGCATTCTTACGGTAGGGACGCTTGAGACTGTAGACGAGCGTCACGAGTTCATCCGCCTTGAGATCGGCTGCCGCCGTGGTAACGGATGTCTTTGCCGAGGTGAGAAGACCCTTCGGCTTGTGCGTTCCGTCGCCATTGAGGAACGCGTCCTCCTCTGCGTTGCCCAGTGCCTTGCCGAACTGTTCGATGAGGTAATTCTCAAGGTTGAAGGCGTTATCGTAGAGAAGTTCCTCCGTCACCTTGACTGCGACATGGAGTTTGTGCGCGTCGAGGACGATCTGGTCGAAGGTTGCCTCACCAAAGGTGAGCTGTGCTCCCTCCTCAATCCACGATGCCGCAGGTTTGGTGGCGGCGATGTTGATCTTGTGCTCCCCGCTTGTGGTAATCACCGTCGCAAGCGGGCGCAGGACGTTCTCTTCGCTGAGTACGTCAATGAGACGCTGATCGTATTCCTCTGGAACGAGATAGCCGCCGTTTGCATCCACGCCCTCCTGCAGAACGTTCTCCACCTGCCGGAAGTTCGTGCGAAGCGCTTTGAGCATCGCTGCACGGTATGCCTCGCTTGCACGACCTGTCTTTTCAGGAGACAATCCTGCACCTGCCCCTGGCATATTGGTAATCGCCGCCGTGACAGGCTTTGCGAGCTGCGCGTCGAGAATCGCCTGACGCTCCATGCGCTCAATGTCCTTGCCAAGTGCAAGTACCTCATTCTCCATCTGCTCGTATGCCTTGGCATCTTCGGCTGTGAGATGCCCGTCCTTTTCGTGAGAATCCAGAAACTGCTTTGCCTGTTCCCACATTTCCGCACGCTTCTCGCGCATTGCCATGATCTTATCCATGATCTTTTTCCCTCCGTTAATGTGAAATAGAAAAGAGCCGCTTCTTAAACGGCCCTGCATCGACATTAGTATTTTGCGTTCCCTGCCCGAATTTCGAGAGCAGAGAGTTCGTGACAGCGGCACGAGAGAAAATCAGCCCGTCTGCCGTATCGGTCACAGGACGCTGAACGTCCGCATAGAGTACGGAATCTGCAAATCCAAGCTCCACGGCTTTTTTTGCGTTCATCCACGTTTCGGCATCCATCAGCCGTGAAATCTTCGCACGGGACAGCCCCGTCTTGATCTCGTAGGCGTTGATGATGCTCTCCTTGATCTCGGCAAGGAACGTAATTGTCCGTTCCATCTCATGTGTGTCTCCGATGGAAATGGTCATCGGATTGTGGATCATTAACATCCCCAAGGGCGAAATCTCAACCGTTGATCCTGCCATCGCAACGACGGATGCGGCAGAAGCGGCAATCCCGTCAATCTTGACATTGACATTCCCCTTATACTCCATGAGCATATTGTAGATCTGTGCCGCTGCATAACAGTCGCCGCCCGGTGAGTTGATCCAGAGGTCAATATCTCCCTCGGCGGCGTTCAGCTCAGAGCGAAACATCTGGGGCGTGACCTCATCGCCCCACCACGTTTCATCCGAAATCTCACCATCGAGGAGAAGGGTTCGCTTCTCTCCTTCGTTCCGTACCCAGTTCCAAAATTTACGTTTCATCACTTACTCCCTTCTGCCTAGCGGCAAACAGCCCTGCGTCCCTCAGTTTCGTCATATTCCCGTTGATGAGATAGAGATCGCCACCCTCGTCCGCTTCGATGGGGTTCATGTCCTCAAGACTGCGGATGTCGTTTGCCGAGAGCCATCCGTTCTGCCGCCCGATGGCGTATCCCTCCATACGGCTCTTGTAGTCTCCGCGCAGAAGACCGTCCACGTTGAAGCGAATGAAGTAATCCTTCCGCTCCTTGTCCGTCAGCAGTGCTTTCTGCAGCGACTGCTCCCAACGCACGACCCACGGATTCAGCGTGTATTTGACGAACTCCAAGGACTGCTGCTCGATGTTCGAAAACGAGGATTTCTCCAAATCCCCGACCATATGCGGCGGTACACGGTAAAGTCGTGCGATCTCGTCGATCTGAAACTTCCTCGTCTCAAGAAACTGTGCCTCCTCGGGCGGTATGGCAATCTGCTGATACTTCACACCCTCCTCGAGGACGGCGATCCTGCCCGTGTTCATCGTACCACCGTAGACGGCGTGCCAACTCTCTCGCAGTTTCGACGGGTCTTTGAGGACACCCGGATGTTCCAGTACGCCGCCCGGACGCGCACCATTCTTGAAGAACGCCGCGCCGTATTCCTCCGTTGCAAGCGCGATGCCGATGGCGTTCTTTGCCATAGCAATGGGAGAATAACCCACAAGACCGTCAAATCCAAGTCCCGGAATGTGGAGCACATCCTCACGCCGCAGCCGAATCTGCCCCTTGTCCGCAAAATTCGGATTCTCCTCCGTGCTTCTCGTGTAGGTGTAGTAAAGCTCACCTGTGCGACTGTCACGGCTGACCTCCATCTTGTCCGGGAGAAGCGGATAGAGTCCGAGAACATTGCCCCTGCCATCCCGCAAAATTTGTGCGTAGGCATTTCCCCACAGGAGGAGATGCGCCATAAGCGTCTCACGAAAGACGAAACTCGTCATCTCGGAATTCGGCGCATCGTGGAGTAGGAAGTACAGCGGATGCTCCGGCACGCGCTCCTTGCCCTGTCCTTTGTAGACGTAGACGTGAAGCGGCAGCCCTGCGATGGACTCCGCGAGAATACGGACACAGGCATAGACCGCCGTCGTCTGCATTGCCGTCCGCTCATTGACCGCCTTACCCGCCGCTGTCTGCCCAAACAAAAAGGACAAGCCGCCAAGATAATCTCTGGGCTTGTCCCGCGAACGAAAGAGTTTTGTGAAGAAGCTCATGGAAACCTCCATTTCCAAAACGGTATGAAAAAGCCTTAACACAGAAGATGATGAGAGCAAGAGCACCGCCCTTTCGAGCGGTGCTCCGTCGTTTCAGCTTAGAAGATTTCGATGCAGGAAAGCTCCATGCTGTTGATGTCGGCTGTGAATTTCGCGCCCCGCGCAATCTCGTCGGCGGCTTTCAAAAGCTCCTCCGGCGTGGGATTTCCGCCCATCTGGCAAATGCTGGCATTGGCTTTGATGTCTCGGAAAACCTCGCGGGCTTCCCAATCCGTCTTCTCGTAATCCGTTTCTTTGCGAATCTCGATGCGGATGCAGGTGTCGCGGTCACTTTCGTTCGCCCAGCCCATCGTGTTTTCCTGCATCGCAAATCCGTACGCGGCGGCCTTGCTCTCGATGATCTCGGCAATTTCCTTCTTCGTCATTTTCTTTTCCTCCGTTTCTGGTTCCTTCGGTTTTCCCTTTCGGTATGTGTATATTCCCGTACTATCGGCAAAATAGCAAGGCCATATGTGAAGATAAAGCGTGTATACGATCGCCCTAAAACACCCACACACCACGGCTCTCATACACGGATTCCGAGGTATCATTCCCGCAACGGATCGCACGATCCAGTGCCATGATAAGGGCGATCACGCCGTCGATCTTCTCGGTGGATTTTTCCTTATCTGCCTTGATATTCCCCGCAGGATCGGTGCGAATGAAGATGTTGTCTGCCATCCAGCGCATGACGGGATGCCCGCCGTGCGCTATTTTCTTTTCCAGAGTGAGCTTCATCAGCTCCTTGGTCGGCGGGCTCATATCCTTGAAGCCTTGCCCGAACGGAACAACGGTAAAGCCCATCCCCTCAAGGTTCTGCACCATCTGCACCGCACCCCATCGATCAAAGGCAATCTCGCGGATGTTGTACTTTTCGCCCAGTTTCTCAATGAACGTCTCGATGAATCCGTAATGCACAACATTCCCCTCGGTGGTCATAAGAAATCCCTGTCTCTCCCACACGTCATACGGAACATGGTCACGCCGCACGCGCAGGTCGATGTTCTCCTCGGGAATCCAGAAGTACGGAAGCACGGCAAACGGCTCATCTTCCTCGGTTGGCGGGAATACGAGCACAAATGCCGTAATATCCATCGTGGAGGAAAGGTCAAGCCCGCCGTAGCAGACGCGCCCCTCCAAGGACTCTGCATCCACAGGCATAGCACACGCATCCCACTTGTCCATTGGCATCCACCGCACGGACTGCTTCACCCATTGATTCAGCCTCAACTGACGAAAACTGTTCTCCTCGGCAGGGTTCTGCCGTGCAGAGTCACACGCCGCCTGTACCTTGTCAATGCCGACCGTAATCCCGAGGGACGGATTCGACCGTTTCCAGACCTCCGGGTCTGTCCAGTCCTCATCCTCCTTCGCTCCGTAAATGACAGGATAGAAGGTCGGGTCGATCTTTCGCCCCTCTAGAATATCCACTGCTTTCTGATGTGTCTCGTAGCAGATGGACTGTGTATCTGTCCCCGCTGTCGTAATGAGGAAGTAAAGCGGCTGCATTCGCGCATCGCCGGAGCCTTTCGTCATAACATCAAAGAGCTTGCGATTCGGCTGCGTGTGCAGCTCATCAAACACAACGCCATGAATATTGAAGCCATGCTTTGAATACGCCTCTGCCGAAAGCACCTGATAGAAGCTGTTCGTCGGCAGATACACCATGCGCTTCTGGGAGGCAAGGATCTTCACTCGCTTGCTGAGTGCGGGACACATCCGCACCATATCTGCTGCGACCTCGAATACGATGCTCGCCTGTTGACGGTCAGCGGCGCAGCCGTAAACCTCGGCTCGCTCCTCCCCATCGCCGCAGCAGAGAAGCAGTGCAACGGCGGCAGCGAGTTCACTGTTGTGTGTCGGCACGAAGGATTCCCCTACCAGATAACAATGGCTTCTGCTGTCCACTTGGATGCACTGCATGGGGACACGTTCTTTGAGCGGCTCAATATCTGCCAGATAATGAAAACAGGAGCGAGCAACGGGTAGGTTCCTTCCCTCGATCTGCAGCGTCTTTGCCGCAGGGATACGGATGATGGAGCGATACACATCTTTTGCATTCCCCCTATATTGCTCGCGATATTCCATCGTCCGACGGTAGATTTCACCCGTTGTCCAAAGCACGGATCGCAGCTCTCCGATGATGTAATCCACATTCCAGAGATGTCGCTCCCCTGCCACAATGGAAGAACCGTCACGGAAGGTCAGCCGATAGGCTTGCTCTGTATCATCCACATCACTCTTGGCGACAACACGGCAAGGCTGTCCGTTTTCATCAAAAACGGTATCTCCCACGCGAATATCACCCATCGTGGTAAATCCACTCGGGGTAGGGATTTTCGTATCGAGAGCCAGCTGTTTTCCCTGTTTCTTGGGAATCTCCACATACGCCGTGTTGAACTGCCGATAGCCGTTCGACTTCAAGATGCCGAAAATGTCTCGGATAATGCGCTCCTGCCAGTCGATCAGCTCGAAAGGCTTCCCTGCCCACGTCCCCTTCGTATGGCACAGGCACTCAATAAATCCCACGGCATAATCCGCAGCGGCTTTGTCATAGTGCGCGTCCTCTGCCATGAACTCCGTCGGTGTGTAGTCCGTCAGTTTCCGCAAGCAATCACCCCCATCAAAAAAGCCGCTCAATAGCGGCAATACGAGAAGCAGCCCCGAAGGGCTGTTTTTTATTTGGCGCGGCTTAGATGCGCTTCATGCACCATGCCATCGCGTGCCCGCCGTCCTCGAAAAGCTCCGTGGCGGTTTCGACGAGGTTCAGGCGGCATTCGATGTCCGCAAAGCCCGTCTCCTCCGGCGTTTCGACCATCTCGTAGATGGCTGCGTGGAAGCCCCAGCATTCCATCCCGACAACAAGGACCTGCTCGCCGTAGCGCAGGATCGCGCCGCTCGTCCCGAACCGCATCTCATCGAGGTGCTCCATCGTGGTGGTCTTCGGCCATCTTTCTTCTGCGTTCTTCATTTTGTGTTCCTCGCTTTCTGTGTGTAGGTTGTTCCCTTCGGTCATGTACATATATGCCTCTAAACGAAGAATATAGCAAGCTCTATTTCGGATAAACCACACTTATATTTCGAGAGAAACACAGCCCCGAAAGGCTGTGCAGAATCGCTAGAATCGTCGGCTATTTTTCACCCGTGAGTATAAACCGCACATACGCCGCACGGTCTTCCTCGATGAAGCAGACCAGCTCGTAAAATCCCATCTCAAATGCCATGCGCTGAACACCGGGAACATCGAACATATTCACCCGCCCCGAATCGCGGATGTCCATGATTTGTGCGAAAACTTTCTCGTTCATGACCTGCCGCCTTTCTGCACGATGCGGAAGGAATCCACACCGGGGATCAGACTCAGTGAGGAGCCTGTCTCCCATCGGACGAGAAGCTGTCCCGCATCATCAACGCCCATGACCTCGCCCCGTGTTCCCATCGGTGGGGCTTGCGGATCGTCCATTCCGAGGAGTTCCACTCTCGTCCCGTGCGGATACCGCTCTCGAAGTGCGGCGATCTGTTCCTTACTCGGAAAATGCATGGCGCTCATCTCCTTTCCGATGTCCGCTCTTAAACGCGCTGCTGCCCGTGAGGTTCTGCAGGAGAATCTTGCGGCTCTCCTTGTAGGCACTCCCGATCATGCCAAGGCGTAGGAGGAAGCAGCGGAATGCGTATTTCTCGTTGTCCACAATCTTCTCCTTTGCCGTGACGCGCTTTTGTGTCCGCGCCATCAGGCAGAGCTTGCTGATGAATTCGGCGTATGCCTTTGCCGTCTCATCGGTGATCGTGCCGTGCAGCCATGCGAAGGTGATGCGATCATCGGTCAGTGTGTAGGTCGCCTCGCGGATGTCGAAGGCATGGCGAATGAGCTGCCCCTTGCTCCGAAGGAGTGCGTCCAGATTCTGCAGCGCCGTCTCGGTGAAAAGGCTGCGTGGGAGACTGACGGAAAGGCTGTCCTCGGAGGAGTTAGCTTCTGCATCTGCCGTTTCCGTCGGGGTGGAATCGTTCTGCGCCGTGTCCTCGCAAGGAGTCTCGCTCGTCGCGGATTCCGTTGTGCTCGGCTCCTTCGCCCCTGTGTCTGCGCAGATGCCCTCGTTCTCCCAATCCTCGGACGTGAACCCCGCTTCGCGCAGTGCCGTGCGCACACGCGCAACGGTCACTTCGTCAAGGGCATCGTCGAAGCAAAGGCTACCGTCCTTCGTAATCTCGAATGCTCCGATCTTGTAGGAAAATGTCGGTGCGCCGCAGTAGACGGACTTTTCGCCGAGCACCTTGCCGACGATCCCGACCATCGCCTTGCGCTCTTCCTTTTGGATGTTGTAATTGACCTTCATGGTGG